TCATCCAAGAAATGATTTGCTGTTGTTAACACCAACCATTCTCCATGTGACATGTCCACCTGTGTGACGTCAGAGTATCTTGTAAGATCACCCATCTCTTGTCTAGGCATGTAGTCTTTGTCGTATCTGTTAGAAACATTTCTAATTATTTTTTGTGACATCTCGTGTATTGGTCCACCAGGTATTCGATAAGATTGACTGAGTGTATCTACGTAATCTACTTCTTCCTTAAGAGCGATAAAAGTATCAACATCAGCACCAGCCCATCTAAATATAGCCTGATCATCGTCCCCTGCAATGTAGGTCTTGTTTGCTTTCTTCCAAAGAGTCCGGACCATTCGCCATTGCAAAGGTGAGAGGTCCTGTGCTTCGTCAATAAATAATACGTCAAAAGTTGGCGAAACATCTTGTCTGATAAATTGTTCAACCATGTCATTGTAATCTATTAAACCTTTCTCCTGTTTGTATCTGCTAAGTTCTTGATCTAAAAGATATAATAGATCTCGCTCTATGTCCAGACCATGTTGGTTTTTATCGTATTCGTCAAGAACATTTGTGCCCATGACCTTGGCTTTGTTTATTATTCTTAGATACTCGTTGTCAGAATTAAACACACCATCACTATCATCGTACCATGCGCTCTTGATAGGTATGCCACACTTCAAACCAAAGTCTCTGTAGTCTGCGTGGCCCATGACACTTTCTTTCTTTGCTCCTAGTAATCTAAAAGCAAGAGAATGTAGTGTTCTAAAATATGGTATGTCGTCTCTATCTATTTGAAATTTTTCTTCAGCCCTGGTGATGGCTTCGTACGCAGCTTTCTTTGTAAAAGAAAAGTATCCTATTTTTTTTATGTCTGTGCCTGCTCGCAAAAACTCATCTACCAAATCTAGTAATGTTGTCGTCTTGCCTGTGCCTGGTGGTCCTAGTATTATTGTTTTCATTAGAATGGCGCCTCTTCATACTTTGCTTTACTAATCGTAGGCTTTTCTTTTTTCATTGCTTTTATTTTTATCAGTCTCGGTTGTTGATCTTTTATCACTGGTCTTTCTTCTGTTACAAAAATATCTTTTAATGTTTTAATTAAGTTTGCAGTTTTTGTTTTATCCATCTCCCAACTATTCTTTTTACAAAACATATAGAAGTCATCCAATCTAAAATAAGTATGTCCTTCGTCTGTCCATGACATCTTTCTTAGTATGTCTTCTTTTGTTCTTGCCTGTGGTCTGTTGACTGTAAAGTCATACAATAAATTTATTATTTGATTGACTGGATCTAATGACTCCAGTGGTTCTATCTCTTGTAGATTCTGCATCAACATTTTTAGGTGCACCTCTCTCCAGTCTTTTGCTTTGGGTATTGGTGACACTACGTTTGCCTGATCCAACACAGCTATGGCGAATAGATTAGGGTTGTGTAATTGTTCTGTTTTTAGTTCTACTCTGTTACCTGCAACATTTAAAAACCATTGTGGTGGATTTGATTTTATCTTTGTAAGCGTATCTAGTTCTGGCATTTGCTCGTCCTCAAAACCAACTCCAAACTTTTTTGTTCTACATTTGCTAGCGTTACACACACCACAAATAGGTTGCTCTTTACATCTGTATTTGTCGTAACCACGTTTGCCTATGGACTTAATTAAGTTTTGCACCTCTGCTGATTTCAAAGGTGGACTCATATATTTGTGATTATCCTCTTCTAAAATATCTTGCCAATTATCTGGGCTGGCTTTCTGTCTGTATATTGCAAGATTAAATAGTGCGTTGTTCCTAGAACCCTCACCAAAACCCTCCTCTGCTAGGCGGTTGAGACAAGGCGGTCCCTCTTTAAATATTTCTACGACCTCTGCTTTTTTAACAACTATATTATCTATCTCTTCTTTTGTTTGTGCCCACTCGTCGTATATAGAATAGAATGATTCTAAACTAGCAGCCTCGCCACCAGCCTTAAAAGTATATCTTAAACCTCTGATGCCACCATGATAGGGTAGGTTTAAAAAGTTACCTGTATCTCCACGCTCAACTAATATTTCAGTTTGTTTTGGAAATATCTCACTACCTCCATAACCTAAAGCTTCTGACATTTCTTTTAATTTTGACTGCATTAATGAAGCAGGTATAAATTCTTTTGCGAATAAAAATAAATGTGCACCACCAGACTTTGATCTAAAAGTTACCAACGGAAACCCCATGCCTTTGATGTTACGCATGATGGCCATGTGATCTAGATTGTACACATCTACATCTATGCAACCCCATTTACATTCGTTGTCTTCGTTTATTGGTATGACTCCTAGAGCAGGTTCTTTACCTGCAAGATGGTCCTCCCAGAGTTGATCTGATATTGGTTGTCTTTTTATGAAGGCCTTGCCTTCAGACTTACCACTTTCTGTCTTTGCACCCGTAAGTATTAGCTGACCGTACGCACTATTGTTGCCTTCGAATATCCCCTTAAATTTCATTTCTTTGCTTTTGGCCTCCCTACAGGATTGCCTGTTGGTATGTAAATCTTTGGTTTACATCTTTCTGTGCAATATATTTTAGCTTTCTGCCACTTCGTTATCTCGAACTCTGTCTGGCACGTTGGACACTTTCTGTTCATTTAATTTTTTTAACCTCTCTTCTTTCTGTTTCTTTGACTCTTTTAAACTCATATCCCACAACTCGTCTTGTTCTAACCAATACTCGTCAAACGTCAGAGACGCGTAAGGGGGGATGAACTTACGCGTCTCACTCATGATTAAAACGGTACCTTGTCTTCTGACTTGGTATCTTCTTCACCATGCTTTGCAGTGACATCGCCTTTATTGGCGCTCACAGCAAAACTTTTTGCCTGCTCGTATAGACCTTTGTCTTGAACAGGACCAACCTTCTCAATGCTCCAACCAAACCAAGTTCCCTTGTCGTTTGATTGTTGTACTGTTTTAAGGTTGTACACGTGACTGTGCATTGCCGGTGTGAACATTCCATTTTTGCCTTTCAGCTTAATGCTGTTCATCATCGAGTTCCATGATCTACTAACTTTTAGTTGTGTAGATTTCATGGAGATCAAAGCGGCCTCACCAGATTCTAACAACACAAAATAAGATGCTGTGTTTTCTAGATAGTTACCATTTGGTAGTCTATCTTTATACGCTGCATCTCGTGTTGCATCTTTTATGATACCACTTTCTACAGAGTGGATCGCAACAGGAGCACTTGTGCCCTCGCCACGATCAGACCATTCAACGTATTCACGTTTGTAATAACATGGTATTACGTTGACGCCTTTCTCACCATCGTAGAGTTGCTTTGTCACGGTATTAAATATCATACCTGGCTCAGCGCCATCTACATACTTGGCGTCCCGTTTGTTTGTCTCGGGTGACAGTTGACCTAACACTCTAAGAAATGGCAACGCAAAGTCTTCTGACCCCATGTTACTAAAACTCGTGTTAGCGTCTGCTTCAAACATACCCGTTAAGGCAACGTCTGATTTTTCTTTTTTTGCTACTTGGTTCATGTTTCTTGTTTCCTTATTTCCGGCCTATTTTTGTTTGATCTTTAATGAAAACATTAAAGTATTGCGAGGGCATGTCGAGGCCGGCCTCGACACGCTCTCTAAAGAGAGCCTTCAATGTCATGGGTTCTACCTTTTGTTTTTGGGTAGGCTCATAACCTTCTTGCTCTGCAAGGTTGAGCAGTTGCTCCGCCTTGTTATCTTCGCCTTTCCCGAACTGTACAGAGACCTCATTCTTGATGATGTCACTCAGTCCGTTCTCTCGAAGCCAGTTGTAAGCCGACTCCATCTCATCTTTTTTGATGGTGCAATTGTATGACTTTCTTATGTCAATAGAACTGCCGTCAGCTAATTTCAAAGATGATAGTCCCTGTTCTGCGAGCAGGTTCGGTATTATCTCTGAACTAATCTTGTCTGCTTTTTGTTTTTTGTCTTTGACTAATTCTTCTAGTTTTGCAATTTCATTTTCATAAGATTGCAAATCTCTACAAAAACCAGCCAGAGTTTGTATATCTGTTTTTTCTATTAGATCCTGTTGATCTTCTTCAAAGTTTATTTCTGACATCTATTCTCCTTTCTCGTATAAGTTAAATGACAGAGGATAGTATCTTGTTTCTTGTCTATCCCATTTTAGTAAATTAAATTTACCGTTCGTTATGTCACTAACAAT